CGACCGTATGCGTGGGATACTGATGTCTGCAGACACACTGATCGGACACAATATCATTCGGTATGATTTACCTGTCGTACAGAAGATACTAGGGTTCCGTCCTGCAAAGCATCAGAAGGTCATAGATACTCTACCCCTGTCATGGTATCTAAATCATGATCGTGGTAAGCATAGCCTTGAGAGCTATGGGGACGACTATGGTGTACCAAAGCCAATCATCGAGGACTGGAATAGCTTGACATACGAAGAGTATCGTCACCGTTGTGAGGAGGATGTAAAGATCAATGATCGTCTATGGCGTGAATTGAACTATAAGCTTGGTCGTCTGTACAAGGACGCAGAGGGTCGTGACAAGTGTGTACGCTATTTAATGTTCAAGATGGAGTGTGCATACGAGCAGGAATCACTTGGTTGGCGTATAGACATAGACAAAGCTCGTACTCACTTGCAGCAGCTAGAAGAACTAAAGGCCGAGAAGGTAGAGCAGTTGAAGAACTCTATGCCTCAACAGATCGTCTGGGGTGATCGTAAGCGTCCTGCACAGTGGGAAAAGAAGGACGGTAGTCTGACTTCTCGTGCACATGATTGGATGGCATTGATGGATGAGATGTGTTTACCTTACAGTACTGAGAATATTAAGGTAGAGCTACGCCGTGTGGATGCTAACCCTAACTCTATCACACAGGTTAAAGACTGGTTGTATGGTTTAGGTTGGCAACCACAGACATTCGAGTACCACCGTGATAAAGTCACAGGTGACGAACGCCGTGTAGAGCAGATCAGGAAGGACGGAGAACTCTGTGAGTCAGTATTAGACTTACGTGACCGTGATCCTGCTGTTGAGGTTCTTGAGGGGCTTACAATTATCAATCACCGTCTAGGTATTTTTAAGTCCTTTGTAGACAGTGAAAGGGATGGCTATGTCAAAGCGACTATCGCAGGATTTACTAACACACTGCGCTTCCGTCATGCTAGACCCTTGGTCAATCTTCCTGCAGTGGATAAACCTTGGGGAGCAGAGATACGTGGGTGTCTTATTGCTCCTGATGGATATACTTTGTGTGGTGCGGATATGGTATCGTTGGAAGACACAACCAAGCGTCACTACATGAAGCCACATGATCCTGACTATGTTGACGAGATGTCACGCGATGGGTTTGATCCTCATCTCGACTTGGCACGTCACGCAGGTAAGATTACACAAGTTGACATTGACAAGCACAACTCAGGTGAGGTCAGCCTCAAGGCTCTACGCAAGAAGTACAAGGTTGTTAACTACTCAGCCACGTATGGTGTAGGTTCAACCAAGTTGTCTCGCACAATGAACATCCCCCAGTCTGAGGCGCAGCGTATGCTTGAGGCATTCTGGGATCGTAACTGGGCTATCCAGACTACTGCAGATAACTGTAAGGTACGTGAGGTCAACGGTAGCACATGGCTACTAAATCCAGTCTCAGGTATCTACCACTCTCTGCGTTATGAGAAGGATCGCTTCAGTACACTCAATCAATCTACTGGTGTCTTTTGTTTTGACACATGGGTAGCAGGTTGCAGAAGTCGCGGAATTGTTACCATTGGTCAGTTCCATGACGAAATCATTGCGCTTGTTAAGGAAGGAGAAGAGCAACGCATTGAACACATTATGAAAACCTCTATCGAGAAAACTAACGAGATCGTTAAGCTCAATGTGCCTCTCGATATAGACTACAGTTTCGGTAAAAATTATTCCGAAATACACTAATGTCGCACTTGACATTACAAACCAGGTTACTATATGGTAACGACATCTTAGCAAAGGAGATAATAAGATGGCTAAACGTAAGTCGAAGACAATCGTAATGGACGGTTACGTTAAATGGGCGCGTCTAACCGCGGATGATATGGACACGAAGTTTGACCCTCGTGGGAAATATACCGCAGAGTTCTACCCCGAAACCCACGAAGAGTTAGACAAGTTGCTTTCCGAAGCAGAGCTACGTGGGAAAAAGTTGGCCGTGAAAGACCCTCATGATGGTGAAGGATTTGGTATCGGTCAGTTTGTAAAAGTCTCACGTAACAACGTGAACAACACCGTAGAAGAGCTAGGTGGTCCCCCCGAAGTAGTTAAGCTAGATGGTAACGAGCAAGTTGGTGTCTGGGATTTCTCTGAGGATGGTCTAGTTGGTAATGGATCTAAGGTTCGTATCAAGTTGGACTTCTATGGTGAAGGAACTTATGCAGGTACACGCCTGTCTAAGATTGGAGTGCTTGAGCACGTACCATATGAAAAGACCCAGAACGCCTCTGGGTTTTAACAACTGGCCCCCTTCGGGGGGCTTCCACCACGAGGGAAATCATGTCGAAAGTGAAAATAGAAATCAGTGAGAGAGACTATCTTGACCATGAGCGTTCTATGACGTTTGTGCAAGAAGTGCGCACCTCTGAAGACTTCGAGTATGCATGTACGAAAGCAGGTATTGCTTGGGGCTTTGATGATGTGTTTGCTGACTATGACATAATAAAGATGGTAAAAGATGATCTTAATTGATGGTGACATAATAGCCTATCGGTGTGCCTTTGCGACTAAGGATAAAGGTCCAGAGGATGCTATAGAAGCGACTGATGATATGCTAGAGTATGTCATATCTGAAGGCTCCTTCCACACAGGTAATAGGGTATACAAACTGTTCCTGACTGGTAAGGGAAACTTCCGTCATGAAATAGCAAAGACTGCGGAGTACAAGGGTAACCGTAAGAGTGTCGAGAAGCCTCTACACTTGAACGCTATCCGAGATCATATGGTCCACCAGTGGAAAGCCATCATATCTGATGGTGAGGAAGCTGACGACCTGATCGCAAAAGGTGCTACGGAGTATGGTCGTAAGTGTGTTGTAGCTTCTGCAGACAAAGATATGCTGCAACTAGCAGGAGCACACTTTAACTTTAACAAAGGGGAGTGGAAATTCGTGGATGAGTTTGAAGGCCTTACCTTTTTTTACACCCAAATCTTAACAGGAGACAATGCAGATAATATCATTGGCTTGTACAACATCGGGCCAAAGAAAGCTGAGAAGATCCTGAAAGGAGCAGAGACCGAAGAGGACCTTTGGAAGAAAACCGTAGAAGCCTATGGTGGTGACATTGATCGAGTGATCGAGAATGCTCGCCTACTGTGGCTTCGTAGACATGATGGTGAAATATGGGAACCGCCAGAACAGCGAAAGCAAAAGGAAGAACTGGGCAGCAGGAAGTTAGAGACAAACTCCTGAAGGCTTTCCCTGACCTTCATCCTGATGACGTTAAGTCACAGATCATGGGGGTCAATGGGGAAGACATTGTTCTCTCACCTCATGCTAGACAATCTATCCCACTGTCTATCGAAGTTAAGAGACGTAAGACTTTTACTGGGCTTTATAACTTTATGGATCAAGCAGTGCAGGATGGGCAACATGAGCCAGTAGTGTTTTTAAGAGGCGACAGAAAAGATTGGTTAGTCGTCTGTAATGCTGACCACTACATAAACCTATTGAAAGGAACAAAATGAAAGTTCATTGGGTTTACAAAGACGAAGTAGTTGACTGTGATACTTATTGGGCAGTCTTAAGTTTGTACGAAACAGAGGCAGAAGGGTATACAAAAGGGTGGCTATGCCACGAAGATGAAGAGGGGATTGACATGTTAGTCTCTCACTTCTCGAAGTCGATAGAGCCTCTGGAGGTCTAAAATGTACCTGACAAACACCCGACCGAAAACAGTTGTAGTATTCTCCTGTGCTCATGCTGATCCTGATTGTAGTAACGAAAGGTTCAGTTGGCTAGGGCAGTTTATCTACGATGTGTGTCCCGACTATGTGGTAGACCTTGGGGATGGAGCTGACATGCGTTCTCTTAACACGTATGACACTCGTTACCCTGAGGCTATCGTTTCGCAAAGCTATGAAGCAGACATCAAGTCTTACAACGATGCTATGGAGAAACTACGGTATGCTCCTAATCGTCGTAAGTATAAGAAGGCAGCTTGGTTTGGCTTTGAGGGAAACCATGAGAACCGTATAAAGAAAGCCATAGCCCATGATCCAAGACTTCATGGGGAGACCTATGGTATTTCTTTTAGTCACCTTAACACTGACCATTGGTTTGATGAATATCATGAATACACTAACTCAGCCCCCTCACTCGTTGAGTACGATGGTGTACTCTATGGTCACTATGTTTCTAGTGGTAACTACGGTACAGCTATGTCAACTAAGCATCATGGCTATTCTCTCGTTGAAAAACTATCCTGTTCTGCTACTGTCGGTCATAGTCATAAATTCTCTTATTACCATAAAGCTGATGCTCGTCCTACGCCGATTAGCGGATTGGTTGTGGGTTGCTTCAAAGGTAAGGAAGAAGGGTGGGCTGGGCAAGCAAACCGTGAGTGGAGACACGGAGCGGTGGTCAAGCGCGAGTTAGAGAATGGAAACTATGACATGCAGTGGGTCAGTATGTCTGCTCTTGAAAAGGAGTACAACAAGTGATTGACCTAGATTATGATCTTCAGTACGAAGACATATTAGACATGATAGAGGCCTACAGCTTTGAGGGCCTCTTCAAAGAAGCAGTTGGACCTGATGTAAGGCTACAAGCAGAAGTGCTACTAGATATGCATCACATGGGCCTAGTAGACTTAGGAGTGTATGTAGAAAATGATTACGAGTGAAGACATTGATCGCTTTGAGGCTGCTAACGCGGTAGAGATGGACGAATACCAAGATAAGGCTCGGAAGTATGCTATCTACCACAAGCAGTACAGGATCGTCTACCCGACCCTCGGCTTGTTTAGTGAGGCAGGGGAAGTTGGGGATAAGATTAAGAAGTGGATTAGGGATGGGGACACTAATAAGGAAGACCTTGCTAAAGAACTTGGTGATGTCTTGTGGTATGTAGCCATGTTAGCAGAAGACTTAGGGTATCCGCTCTCTGACATTGCCCTTATGAATTTAGATAAACTAGAAAGCCGCAAGAAGCGCGGTAAGCTCAGGGGTTCAGGAGACAACCGATGACTGGTGTGATAGGCGTAGAGACCGTCAAAGAGCACGAAGATGGGAGTGCTACCTACCAGTTTCATGTTGATGAACGCTGCAGGTCTCTGCTACAGGAAGAGGGTTTGAAGCTAGTGCTTTATTGCGCTGCAGCTAACTTAGATATAGGTGTAGTGTATGACTTTATAGAGGATCACATCAAGTCTAAAAAAGATGAACTGACAGAATATAAGTTTGGAGACTTAGATGAGTAAAAGAGAGACAGGTATGTCTTGGTATAGACGCTTTATGAACTATATTAAGACATGGAGATTGCACCGTGAGACAATCAAACAATTAAATAAACTAAGCGCAAAAGAGCTTAGAGACATTGGTCTTAACCGCAATGACATCGACAGAATGGTGTGGTTAGACGCAGATATGAAAGTAAGAGGTAAAAAATGAAGAACACCTATGGTCCGACAATCGGAATTAGTGAAGAAATCCATAAGATGAAATACCGTGGCCCGAACGAGACGTTCAAGGATGCCATGACACGAGTTGCTGATGCACTCAAAGATAATCCAGAACATTACAACGAGTTCCGAGATATTTTATTACACCAACGCTTCCTACCTGCAGGACGTGTTCAGTCGGCCATGGGTTCTCCTCGTGAGGTTACTCCTTACAACTGCTTTGTGTCTGAGAATATTACTGACAGTATGCGTGGTATCATGAAAGCAGCAGAAGACGCTGCACAGACCATGCGTTTGGGTGGGGGGATTGGTTATGACTTCTCCACACTACGTCCAAAGGGAGCTATGATTAAGTCGCTAGACAGCCGCTCTAGTGGCCCTATTAGCTTCATGGGTATCTTTGATGCAATCTGTAAGACAATCAGCTCTGCAGGTCATCGTAGAGGCGCTCAGATGGGTGTCCTACGTGTTGATCACCCAGACATCGAAGAGTTCATCCGTGCGAAGAACAACAGTGACAACCTAACGCAGTTCAATATTTCTGTAGGTATCACTGACAAGTTTATGTGGGCAGTTAAAAAGGACGAAGACTTTGACTTAGTGTTCGACGGACGAGTCTACAAGACGGTCAAAGCTAAGGCACTATGGGATGACATCCTACGCTCTACATGGGACTGGGCAGAACCAGGTATCCTCTTTATTGATCGTATTAACCGTAAGAATAACCTTTGGTACATAGAAACTATCCGGGCTACTAACCCCTGCGGCGAACAGCCACTGCCACCTAATGGCGCATGTTTGCTAGGTTCCTTTAACTTGACCCAGTATGTCCGTATGGATAACGATGGGTTCTGGATGTTTGACTATGAACAGTTCAAGCGGGATATTCCACCTGTTGTACGTGCTATGGATAATGTTGTAGATCGTGCAGTCTATCCACTAGACGAACAAGCTAAAGAGGCACGTAACAAACGCCGCATGGGACTCGGTCTAACAGGGGTAGCAAACGCTATTGAGGCTCTGGGCTACCCTTATGCATCAGCAGGGTTTTTGGCCACTCTGACGCAGATTATGAAGGTTCTACGCGATACTGCATACCGTACTTCAGTATCCCTAGCGATAGAAAAGGGGCCATTCCCTCTGTATAATGAGAACTATCTACAGAGTGAGTTTTCTCTTACACTACCGCAGGACCTACGTGATGATATTCGTAAGTATGGCATTCGTAACTCTCACCTACTGTCAATCGCCCCGACTGGTACTATCAGCCTGTCAGCAGACAACGTAAGCTCTGGTATTGAGCCAGTGTTCTCCCACTACTATGATCGTACTATCCAGACCTTCGAGGGTCCAAAGGTAGAGCGTGTGGAAGACTACGGCTATCGTGTGTTTGGTGTTAAAGGTAAAACAGCAGATGAGCTTCACGTTAATGACCATGTTAAAGTGCTTAACTTAGCAAGTCAGTATGTGGATAGTGCCTGTTCTAAAACTTGTAACGTTGGAGCAGATATTACTTGGGAAGAGTTCAAGGATGTCTACATGCAAGCGTTTGATGGTGGGGCTTCTGGCTGTACTACATTCCGTGCAGCAGGTAAGCGTTACGGTATTCTAAATGCAGCCTCTTCAGAAGATATTGCAGAGGAGCCAGAAAAACAGCTTGACATGTTTGTAGACGAGGATGTAAAACCACATGTAGATGAAGGTGGCGCTTGCTACTTTGATCCATCAACAGGTTTACGGAGTTGTGAATAATGGAAAACCAAATACCACTTTACTTAGAGCATCACCTTCAGGAAATGGGGGTGATGTCCACAGAGCACGAGGAGCTTGATGACCCAGTCAATGGGATCACAGTAGACATGAGCTTCAGTGGTCCTGTAGGTTCCTTTGACGAGTATGGTGACCCAGAATGGTAAAGGACTTTACACCCGACGAGCGTCAGCGTTCTCAAGAGCGTGATATGGTCAATAGCCCTGCTCACTACACGAGTGGGTCTATTGAGTGTATTGACTACATGAAAGAGGTACTGAGTGCAGCAGAGTACATTGGTTACCTACGTGGGAATATGATCAAGTATCAACACCGATGTAGAGACAAGGGAAACTTTAAGCAGGACTTGAAGAAAGTCGAATGGTACTCAAAGAGACTTAACGAGTATCTCGATGGCAAATAAAAAGAGGCGGCCCGAAGGCCGCCTTTAGTTTTGGAGGAGGTAACTCCTCTGTCATACTACAAACCACTGTGATACACAAGAGGCATGTAATGGAATTTTACTATATACTTGCAATAGTTTACTCTATCGAAGGGACAGAGTTGGATGCTCAAATAATACTACCGAGTTCGTCAGAGTGTGATAAGGTCATAAGAACTTTAGAAGATCTATCAGACACACTACCTGCTAATTTATTCTGTATAAATACAGGTAAGCTGTCGAGTTCAATTAGACCAGTACTTAGACCGAGTTCCCTACTTGAAAACAATTAGGGATAGCCATGAGGCCTTTATTCATAAAGTCTGTAGCAACCGCTACGACTTCCTCTTGGCATTCCTGTTCAGAGTAAAAGGTCTCATCAGTCTTTGCTAACACCTGACATGATAAAGCTGAAGGGTTCTGGCACAGTAGTATTATAGCGATCCACATTGTACTAGACCATCAGCTCAAAGTGAGGAGCATCAATGAAAGGCCTACGACCCTGAGAACGACGAGTATCTATGTAGTCATTCATGGCACTTTCCATATCACCGTCCCACTGTGCAATATTAGGAACAGTCCAAGCTGCACCCCAACGTACAGGGACATCACAAGCACGAGCACCTTCAGCCATAGCGTCAGCAATCTCGTCGTACAGGTTTAACTCCCAACGACCTCCATCAACCCAAGCCATAAGGTCTACAGCAATACCATCAATGTGCTTTGACTTCATGGTTTGAGATGCACCCTTAGCAACTAAGGCTTTCTGTTCTTCAATGGTACGAAGGCCACAGATCACAGAGAAGTCTTGCTTACTGACACCGATTGCGTACTTAACAACCGCTACCATACGTTCGTCTACACCTTCAAGCTTCTGTAGACTGCGATTACCTAGTTTATAACCCATCTTATTTCCTTTTGAATATAGATTTAACCAGATTGCCAATCGCCATTCCTATCTGAGTGGGTGTAGGCAGTAACCAACCTAGTATTAAGAGAAGAATAACCCATATGGGTACGTTAGTGTTCGAGATCTGGAGGTTTTCCACTCTCTCGGCCTCGACCTCCTTCTCAATTTCCGTTGTAACGATGTCCCTACCTGCATCTTGTCTATTTTGTTGAGCGACCACTTGTTGTGTGTTTTCTTTACCTGCCAAGACATTCGCATTAACGGTAGGACCTCCTTTGCTGGAAAACGGATTTAGTGCTGTAAGACCACAACTAGATAGTAAACTACTTGCGATCAGTATCAGTAGGAGTTTGTGCATAAGTCACCTGATTAGTTGAGACAGTAGTCTTAGACTCTTTACCCATCCAGATGCCAAAGCAGCCAGTGAGTGCACCCATACAGACGCTTACAAGACCACTCTGTTGGATAGTAGGATCAGGTAGAGCCATGTACCAATGTACCGCCTGATACGTTAGTACAGTGACTGCCAGCATCATAAGTCTAGGTATGATCTTCCAATCATCAACTATCATGTGAGCCATTCGCATAGTACTCCGCTATTCTTTTATTTGTGGTAATCAATACGATCTTGTTGTCATCACTGATGACTATCCACTTACCCTTATCAGTCTCTATAAGCCTCAAGACAAAACAAACCTGAGTTTCTGTTCGTCACTAGAACTTCAGCTCTTGCTTTCTCTTTATTGCACTCTTCTAATGACGAATAAGTGTTACCTACTTGATAGTAATCAAGCTGACCATTCATAAGCTGAAACCAGATTAAGAACCACATCACCTTACCATATACATTATAAGCCCAAGACCACCAAAGAAGGTCAACAAGAGTGCGCCTGTGATACCCCAAGTAATAATGGCTTCTTGTAGTTCAGCCTTACGGTACTCGTGATCCCTCTTTTGCTTTCTTATCTTAGCTTCTATAGCCACTAATTCATCCCACGCTGATGGCCCCATCGTGAAAGACACATAGGAGCGTAGCTCTTCCCTCATAGCCTGTGCCTTACGCTTTGCAGCAAAAACTTCTAACGCTTCGGCTTCTACAGAACCACCTAACGATTTCCACCAAGGGGGATTCTGTACTTGCTTCTCAGCTTGACCTAAGTCAGCCATATGACCAGCCCACTTAGTCAGTTGACCACCCATATCCTGTAAGTCCTTACCTACTGCAAAACCTTTTTTCAGGGCATTAAAAGCGACTGTAGCACCGCTAATAATTGTAACTGGGTCCATGTATTCTCCTACTTTGCAAATGCGTCATTTAGGAGAATGATCTCAAGTTTCTGTACCTGTAAGGTTAGTTGATGTGTTGTCTTTATGTTCCAACCTAACAAACCTATAAGTGCTGCAAAAAGAACACCGACTAATGCTTTACTATCCATCTATCTCTCTCGCAGTGCATGTTCTATACTGTCGAGTTTATTAAAGATTGCTTTGATGGTTTCTTTCATCTCTTTCATTTCCCTGTCGTAGGAAACTTTAGAGGCTTCTAGTTGAGATTGGAGTACAGCGATCTGAGTATCGTGCTTTACACAACGATTAAACAGGTGCCATACCACGACTACGAGTGGGGCAACAAGCCATTGCATTACAAGGTCAATCATCTCATACATAGCGTTAGTTATTCGTAGTTGTAGTATTACTTGTGGTCGTTGTGGTTGTAGTGCTTGTCTCTACGACAGATGGATCAACAATAGTAACTTCTGCAATACCAGCCATTGTGTCGTTAGTATGCATTGTTACTTCAGCATTATTGTTGCTGTTGTTAATGGCAATGTCCTTCTGGACTTCTGCAGCATAGACTGTAGCACCAATCTGACCAACACCAATAAGTGTGTTACCGATAGCAGGAGCTATAGCAGCCACAGTCTCTAAGAACTTATCACCTGAACCTTTAGGAGCTTGTGGGTTATACTGACCACGTTCTTGTTGCATAAGCAAAGCAGCAGCTATAACTCCACCTTCACCTTGTTTAGCTATCTCAGCGATAGTATCCATACGCTTTTGTTGGGCATGTTGAAGTGACCACTGATAGTCTGTGTTCATAGCTACATCATTCTTGGTAGAACAAGCAGCTAGGAATAGAGCAGGGACTATGAGTAAATACTTCATGGGGTTTCTTCCTCTAGTGTCGCAGGGTCTACCCAATCAGGGTTCTCTGTCCAAGTTGTACCATCAAAGAGATACTTATGACCTGTCCAATCTTCTGGGGGTGTCACATCTGTGTACAGTGTGATGTTAGACGAGTTGCAGTCTCCAATAATAAGACGTACAGGTTCACCTACTTGGATGTTATCCGCTGTGATGTCTAGTACTTCAGCATCATCAAAGGTATAGATTGACTTACTGTCTTTAACTAAGGTTTTCATTACTTGTCTGCTCCTGTAATTAAGACTTCTGTAGCTGAGAGTGCTGTGCCTACCTTAAACCCTGTAATCTCTATTGAACTGTTTGTAGTTAAACCTGTCCTAGATGAGTTTATACCTGCCAGAGTTGTACAAGTTACAGTAGCCCCATCAGATACAGTAGCTTCAGCCATACCTACCCAGTTATAAGCAGGTACAGTGGGTAGAGTAAGCTCTGCAGCAAAGTTGTATCTGTTATAGGGGCTTACAGTAGTCTCACTTTCACCAGAATACCATATCTTACTTGATGTTGGATCTTTTTTGACCAGCTTTTTTCCTATATTACCAGTGCTATCGGCAGTTTCAGATGTATCATCACCAAAAGTTTTAGTACCTGAAAATACTGGCTCTCCACCTATAATTGTTATAAAAGAGATAGAAGCCTTACTTGTTCCACTATTATTACCTAGATAAGCAAATAAGTCATTCCCTATATGATAAAGGCCACCTGGCAATAGGTCTACTTTAGCATCTGTCATCTGGGTCATAACTGCGGAAGTAACTTGTGTTAAAGATGAACCATCCCAATCCCAAATAACTACCCTTTTTGCAGATTCAGAGTTATCCCAAACAACCCCAAGGTATCTATTTGCTGTAGCAGTCTCTGTAAAAGGCATCCCATAAAGGCTATTAGAGTCTCCATCAAAACCTACTTGTGGTTCATCTGTAGCATCTGTTTCCATTGTTACGGTAGTGCCAGAAATGCTCCAAGCTGCCATCTTGTAAACTTCAGCATTGTCACTAAATGTTAATAATGTTTGACCTAAACTAGAGTCATAATTCATAAACATATTAGCATTCATGGTGTCATTAGTGAAAGCAACGCCAGTTCCTGCCGTCAGTGTTGTACCAGCACGTGATATTGCATAAGCAGTCTTTTCAGCATTTAAAGCAACTGTAAAAAGGGTGTCAGAAATACGTTCTAATGGCCCTGAATCATTACCAGTACCAATATCTATAGCAGTGCCAAAGGTTGCTGTTGTACCACTTATAGAACCTGCCACTGCTTTGAACTGGCTAGTTCCAAAGTCATTGTATATTATAACACAGTTAGAACCATCAGATGTTAACCTAACTGTCGTATATGCACTATTGGCAGAGTTAAATACAGTTTGTGTACCCCAAGTGATAGTTGATCCAGATATTGTACCTATTTGATAAGTGCCATAGGAACTATTGAGACTGTCCCTATAAACCAACATAATAACATTGTTTTGAACATCAAAATCATTATATGAGGTGCTAGTAGTTCCTCCTGTATCTTCTTGAATAGTTCCTATTGAAGGCTCAGAGACAGTTGAAACTGTACCGTCTGATAATAACCCAACTACATCACCTGCTGTAATAGCACCTGTGGCAGTAAAATCACGAGTACCTACACCCCCTCCTGAACTAACAGCACCTACGATCTCTACCCACTGTGAAGGACTTGAGTCAGGGGTATTGCCTGTATTACTATCTACAAGAGATAGGTAAAACTTAGTGCTATAAAGAACACTTTGTCCTGTAGTATAAGTAGTACCAGCAGAATAAGTGCCTTGGAAGTCATTACCTATAGAGACAGTCTTGGTGTCGATATAGTCCCCTGCAGCATTAACTTCAGTTACTAAGGTGGGGAGAGCAGCTACAAACGCATCTGCCGTAGTGGAAAATGCATCGGGAGTTTGTGTCCTCTGTGGTGCAGAGGGTAAGTCAGTTATTGTAGGATAAGCCATTTATACGAGTCCTTCTACTTCGATTGAGGCATCTGAGTAACTTGGTGTCGAGATATTAATTCCAAAGTTACGATAGTAACCATATACTAGGTCGCCATAAGTTCCGTTATCTGTTCCAGAATAAACAAGAGGTGTTGCCCTGAAGTCGGATAGAGTTTTTTGCACATCTCGTACTGAGGATGTTAATACTCTCACATCATAATCAACAGTCTGGGCAAACCGTCTTTCAGTGATTGTTGCATTACCAAAACTGTCTGTATCTTTTCTACTGTAGTCTTGGATGCCGATTGTTGTTCCGTAGCCTGTTAAGCCAAGGGTCTTCTGATTACCAAATACTATCTGACCAACTTTAGCTGTATCCCCTGTGTCAACAGAAATGGTGACATCAATAACAGCACTTGTGTAGTTAGGTAGGTCAAACAGTACAATCTCTGATTTCCTTACGATAGGTTCAAAGAAGTATCCCCACCAACCTTCTACAGCATCATTGTTAATCAGGGAGTAGTCTTCATTGTAGACTTCACCATCAGTAGTATCAGTAACTGTTACGTTAAGGTCAACAGCATCTAAGTTAAAGAAAGCGATAGCATTTGTTAGACTAGCTGGGGTTAGTTCGTATGTAATACTTGTTGTATTAGTAACCTGATCATTGATGACAGTATCAAAGGCTTTCCACCTGTTTGTAGCACTTACCTCAAGCCAATTAGTCCCATCATCAGTGGTAGGATCATTACCCACATTACTACCAACTAAGCTCTCATAAACCTTATGAGTAGTCCCAATGACAATTACGTTATCGCCATCAGCATAGGTAGTTCCTGCATCCCATTCAGAGTAGTCGTCTTCAGTTACGTTGGAGTCAGTCAGTACAGAGTTTGTTACTGTTACAGGTCTGATAATCTTCATTAGTAGCCTCTATCAGATGGTAAGCCATCATAATCAAACTTGTTAAGTGTCTCAGAGGACTTGCGAGTGTACTTAGCAACTTGTACAAGCCCATTATAAAGCTGATCTTTCATCTCTGCGATCTCTTGACGTAATGCACTTACGCCTCCGACTGCAAACTCCCCAGCAGGGATAATTCTAGATGGCCCTGTAGCTTCTAGCTCTGGACCACGCTCTCCAACGATGCGTAGGCCGCCTGAGTGGTACCCACCAGCAGCGAAAGCAGGAACTCTGCCACCAACACCCAAGAACTCAGCAAGTAGGCTCTGTATGGACTGTAGGCTCTCTGCGGAGCTTGTGCTAGTTTCTTCGATCTTAAGGATAGACTTAACTTGCTTCATCTGAAGCGTATCTAACTGACCCTCAAGTGTCCCTTTAACTGCATTCAGTACATTAGTTGTTTCTGAAACATATCTTAAGAAGTCTTGTCTTGATCCAAATCCTGTAGTGTCTCCATCACTTACAGCACCAACTGCTCTCTCTAAACGACCAGCATCAAACTCACCAGTACGAGCAACATTTCTTAGGTATGCTTGGGAGCCTCTACGGCTTGCTACAACATTAGCTGAAGTTGCTTGTCCTAGCAGGGAGTCAATACCACCTTGAACAACACCTAGAAGGTTCTGTAGTCTGCTTGTGAAATCATCATAGGCCCTAGAGAGCTTCTCAACCACAGTTTGTTGCTTTGTTGTATACTGCTCAGTAAGTGAGACATTACCCTCAAACACATCTTGCATTAACTTAAAGCTATTGTTGAACTGATCAACTGTAATCGTGTTGCTGGCTAGAAGGTCTGATAGAGTAACCAAACCTGTCTCAAAAGTATCAAGAGTACCTTCACCCATAGAACCAAGAATTTCTTTAATCTGTGTTCTTACATCTTGAGCTAGGCTGTCTAATTCAGTTGGTAGGAAGACCGCCAGAGCATCTTCGATAGGGGATGTAACAACTCTCTCAACTGAATCCTTAAACCCTTGTACTGCCCCCTCAATGGTTCTGATGAACAGAGTAAGTTCTTCAACACGTTTTTGAGCTTCATTAGCAGCCTTTGCAGCAGCTTGCCTATTCGCAAGCATATCACGATAGGACTTTTGAAGACCTTCAGAAACTTGCAGACCAGAGTACTTAACCTTAAAATACTCTTGCTGAACCTTAGTAAATGCACCATCAAGTTTATCGGCTTGTTTACTGAGGGTGTCCATAGAACGCTCAATAACTGCTACCAACTGCTTCGGAAGTTCTATGATAGAGCTAATTCTGTCTGCAATAGACTTAACTGCTGTAGAGGACTCTAGACCAGAAGCACCGCTATACTCAGCACGAAGGGCCGCAAAGTCTTTCTCGTAGTAGTCTTCTACTTTATCGACAGCTTCAACAATCTTACGATAACCAGAAGCTAGTGCTTGATACCCAGCAACAACACGATCCGCAGAAACCTTTATCTTTTGGTTAAGGACACCTAAATCACCCCTGAAGTTAGTTGTTCTTATTGCTTCAACAAGTGGGCCTATAACTTGACTTACTTGTTCTTTAATAAATAGCTCAAGTTGTGTAGTGTACGGTAGTACGTTATATTCAAAGTATTTACCAAAACGATCCGTCATCTTATTCATGAGGTCAATGGATAGGTCGCCGTATAGCTCGTATTGTGTACGCTCTTGTTTTGAAGCACCGACCTTCCTCAGCATATTCGTGACTTCTTGAATCGGCTTTCTAATACCCTCGTAGAACTCCCTTTGTATGTTCTGAACATAGGTAGTGTCTTCTAAGAAACCATCAAACTGCTCTTTAACTTTATCTAGCTGCTCTCTACGAGCAGAAGCAGGGATATTTTGAATTGAAAGGTAGTTATCAAGACCTCTAAGCAGATGCTCATTAAGTTCAGCAGTGGTACCAAGAGTTTCAATCTGCTGATTGACCATCTCCTCTGAAATAAACCTCTCTGTAAAAATCGGCGCAGACCTCGCCAACTGCTCTCTTTCTCTAGCACGCCCAAGTTTAATCGCTTGGTTGGCTTGGTCAGCAGTACCCTTAAGAGTAACAAATGCACCAGAGACATCAAGTAATGTGTTGTAAACCTCACGACCCTCTTTAGTCATCAAGTCTTGTGCTTCTACAAGCTGACGGAACTCTGAGTGTGTCTTAGGTACAGCCATCTCTAGTTCAGCAAAGGTCTTATTCAGAGCTTCAGTAGCTTCTGAAGCTGCAATAGCTCTACGTTCACCTTCAGTGTAGAAGTTCTCAAAGTATGCTTGAGCTTTCTTCGTTAGCTTATCAAACCCACCAGCTACTTTACCTAATGCAGCAGCAGCCTTTTGTGCTTCTCTACCAGTACCATCAAGCTCCTGACCTGTCATCTTAAGAGCTTGAACAACTTTATTCATGTTCTCAGGAGAGATGGCTGGTTTCTTCTTTTTACCGAAAAGACTAAACAGGGCAACACCAGCAGCAATCAGGGGTACGGCAGCACCTAAAGTAGCCATTGTAGCACTTGCACCTACACCAGTAGCAGCAGTAGCTACAGCAGCATTAGCACCCACGTTGAATACACCTGCACTTGTAAATCCACCCATGCCTAAAGAAGCCTGTAAACCAGCACCAAAGGAAGAAGCACCAGCAGCCAAACTGCCAGCCATACCACCACCAGCAACTAAGTTAGCTGTAGTAGCCCCAGCAGCAGCGTTACCGAAACCTCCCATAAACCCAGCGGTAATAGGGATTAGAATACGGTTTGCTGCTGCTTGTGCAACTAGGTCAGCTAGTAGCCTTACGAACATATCCTTGATAGACCCTACGAAGGACTTAAAGTCTTTCAGACCACCAGCTATAAAGTCAGAGAATGCACCTTCAATACCACCAACAAACTCTATAGCCTTCTCATACATCTCATTGGCTTGCTTCTGGGCAGCTATCTCTTTAGCTATAGCACGTAGCTTTTCTTCGGACAGCTTAATGTCTGCATCTTTATTAGCTTGCAGTAGGTCGTAGAATACCTCTTCTTCTTTTAGGCGCTCCCCAGTGAGACCAAGGAGTTTACGCTCTTGATCGGTTTGTTCCCTAAGAGCATCAATAGTGTCTTGGATATTCTTAAGCTGCCCCTTTGTTGCCTTTTCTGTCTCAGGCTTAAAGGTAGTTGGCGAACTGTACCTAAAGTCTCCTGGGCCGCCAAAGGCATCTAATCCTACAGTTGCTTCTGCTTTAGCATCTCTAATTATTTCTAAGGCTCTAGCGTACCCAATACCGAGGCGTTCACCAAGTTTCTCTGCAGACTTGTTAAGTTCCTCTTGTTCTTTCTGTAGGGTAACTAGAAGGCCCTCTACTAGAGAGAAGTTGAAGTTTGCAGTTTCTATAGCATTCGCACGTTTTTCTGCTGCAACCTTCTCGTCAAGATCAAGAGCTTGGTTTGCATTTGAGATAAGCTGGTCTGCCTCTTCTCCAAGAGCGAGGATACTCTCGTTGCGTTTACGTTTAATGAAAGCAAGAGCCGCTGCGTTGGCCTTCTCTTGAACAACTCTTAGTTTGTTTGCTGCAGCAGCTTCGTTCTGAGCAGTACGGCTGTTAAATTTAGCCCTCTCTTCTAAGAACTTATTTTCTGCAGCAGATATGTCAGCAATAATATTTAAGCGAACCTTGTTCTGTAGAAGAAAGATACCGTTCTCCTTCTTCAGTCTCTCCGCTCGTTCGTTATCCTGTTTTTCTTGTATAAGAGCTACAAGACCAGCTTCTTCTGCTTGTGCAGCAAATGCATCTGCAGCTTTCTCACTAACTACAGCGATGTTAGCATGGGCATCTTGTACCGCCCCTAGAACTTGATTAAGGTTCTTTGCGACATTTACCTGCTCTCTAAGACGCTCTTGTATCTTTAGTATTGCCTTTTCTTCAAGGCTAAGAGATTTAAATCTTTCAGCTCTTTCCTCTTTAGTTAGAAAAGGAGTAAAAGTAACTTTTAGCTTAGACATAAGTCCAGGGGACACTAATTCTGCCGCAGGGTCTATTAACCCTGTAGCTGCGGTTCTCATGGCTTTTAGTTGTTGCTCAGCTATGTTTTTTAAAAGAGATCCATAACGCTCTTCGATTCTTATAAAGGCATCATCAAAAGGATCAGATATAGAATAGCTTAGGGTTTTAAAGAACTCTGGTAGCTTATTAAACGCCTGTTGTATATTTTCTACAGTACCCTCAGCAGCCTCTTTCATCTGCTTAAACACCATAGCAATAGATGTACCTGCTGCAATCAATGCACCTACAATAGCACCAACAGGGCCAAAGATACCTGCAAGCTGGGAACCTTGTTGACCAAAGGCGACTAGGGCATCTGTCCCAGATTGAACCTGAACAATAAAGTCACCAACCTGATAACCTGCTTGCTGCATTCCTACAGAAGCAAAACGCTTAACACGCTGGTTAGCTTTATAGGCTTCTACATTGAACTTAGCGAACTGATTACCCCCAGTAGCTAGGCCTCTGTTAAACTCTGCAAACTCGGTGGCAGTTCTGCGAAGCTCATCTTGCATCTGCTGTTGCGTGATGATATTACGTCTGCCAGCTTCCCTAATATCACGCTGTGCTTGTAGATAAGCTTTTTTAGCTAAGATGTCTTTACGATAAGTAGCAGTAAGCTGTGAAATCCTATTGTTTTCTTTATCTAATGCCGCCTGTCTTTGCTTAGCCAGTTTAACTTGACGCTCATCTACAAGTATCTTCTCTTTGGCTTTTCTGTTAGCCTCTTCGATAGCTGCACTATACTCAGTTAAATTAATACGACCTGCACCATAGGCCTTATTTAACCGTCTTTCAGTAGCAAGAAGCTCGTTCTTTATCTTAACAACTTTAAGAGTGTTTGCACCTAAGGTATTATAATCTTTAGCAAGCTCTTTAGAGACCCTGCCGTTTCTGACAAGTTCGTCGGCGGCAGCTTTTAGCTGATCTACGCCTTTAACGCCTATGTCTAGTAAGATGTCAGTCATACTGCTTCCTTAGGTAAGCTGTGTCCAGCTTCTTTATCGCCTCAATGTCTCGGGGGGATAGGTGCTCGTTGGTCAGGTCCATCCAAGCTTTTATATCTGTGTACGACAGTGGATTAGGCCCACTAAAACCTGCTGACCGCGACTCGCTTAAAGTAACAAAAGCAGACCAGATATGTTGCACCATCAGTGGAAAAGGTTGTCCTTGTAATTCCTTTGGTGTAACTCCAGTCTGCTCCTCTATTTTAGTTAGGTGGTCTTTAAGCGACACGCCATCTTTGTCTGTAGCATTTAGAGTAAAACTATGTTCGGCATACTCTAAAAGGTCTTCGATCAGGCTGTCGTAAAATCCAAGCTATCAGCGAAAGCCTCCTCGATCTGTTCACGAATCCAGAACACATCAGTGTAGACTTCTCTGACCTTAGCAGGGGTAGGTTTTGGTTGTTCCCCACCGTAAGTGATATTCCAGTCTGACGTAACTTTAGCTAGTAGATCAATGGAGTCACGCTCAATGTCCTGCGCCGTGATCTGAGTCTTGGCTTTCTTTTGCATCATCTTGATGCGACGATCCTGTTGATCGTGTACTACCTTCTTATACTCTTTTGCATGAGATGCGTATAGAGTGATAGTCATCTCTGAGCCATCATCATTCAATAAAGGGTCAAGAGTGGTAGGATGTTTAAGAGTAACTTCTACTATATCAGAAGTAGGTTTTAGATTCATAAGATCCATATCGAGTTTCCTTTTCGAGTTAACAGTCGGGTTAGTTAAATGAGGGGAGCAGCACCCGACAACCACTCCCCTCGCCCTAGCTAGGGATTACTTACGCACCTGACTTAAGAACTTTCAGGATTGTGTTTGTGTCTGTTGTAGATGCCGATAGATCACTGTCGTCACGTAGAGCAACGAATGACATGTTCACGATACGTGAAGTTGGACCATCTACACCCACATCAGCAGAGTTAATCTTGATGCGTGGGAATAGGAATGTTAGTGTGTTTGAACCATCACCAACAGATACCTCTAGAGAAGATTCAGTCTCGTTCAAGAAGCGATTTACGAATGTATCGTCTTCAAAGTACGCAGAGACTGTACCCTCAACTGAGATCATACCAAACTCTAGTGCAGACGCTGTACTCTCACCAATAACCAATGTTGGTGCAAAGTTGTTTGTCACTGTGAAGTCTAGTGCAGTAATCAAAGTCAAGGCTGAACCTAGAGTACCTTTGTTACCTAGTTTGATGTCACCTGAGTAAGCATCAAATGG